CTGCCGCCCGACAAGGTGAGTTCGCACTGCCCAAGACTCGCAATCCCTAGGTTTGTCCGTGCCCCCAATACCGTGTTGGCGCCGGTGCCGCCGTTCACGATCTTCAGTACGTCGCTCACGAAGGCGTCAGACAGCGCATTCGCCGCCTGCGCGACCTTTCGCGCCCACTCCACCTCCGATGCGGAAGCTCCCTGTAGGCGTGGCTCGGCGTCCAGCTTCTTCATCGCTCGCCTACAGGAATGGCCTTCACATCGAAGGCTGTTGCCTGGACATCGCCTGTCATGTCCACGCGCACGCGGTGAAATCGGGCCGACTGCCGCAAGTCGAACTTGCCGTCGAGAATCCCGCTGCTGGAGCCTTGAACCAAGTCGTCGCCCTCGTTCATCTTGATGAAGCCGGTAGCCAAGGCGGTGGCCGGCGACTTCGAGAACCGCGTGCGAAACCGATCGATCATCGTCACCGCGTCGTCATCGCCGAGGTCGCCGGTGGTGAAACTCGAAGAGGTGGAGATTCCGTTGAGCGATACCAGCTGGTTGCTGCTGTTGAAGTAGGCCGGCAACTGACCACCGCCCACCCAGAATTGCGAGTCCACGGGCACGTTCGGGAGCGTGTCGATGGTTGGGGCGATGGCATCCAACCCGTCGATGGTCACGCCCGGGGCGATGTAGTTCAGCGATGCCTGCGCCACCTGATCAGCGACGCCCCAGCGCTGACGCTTGACGTGATAGACGAGCGTGCGATCCAGGACGCCAATGGAAGTCTTCGACGCGAAGTTGATGCGCACCAGGCCGTTCTGCTTGTCATAGGTGCATCGCGTCATGAACCGGTAGACGGGGTTCGAGTTGTCGATGAACCACTTCCGCACCACCCCCTCGGCGATGGATGCCGGCCGCGTGCCGTCGAAGAGCCAGAAGTCGCCCTCGCTGGCGAAGAAATGAGCCCCGCCGATGTCGCACACGGCGTCCTGGCCCACCGCGCCAGCGTCAGCGCCGGTGATGAGGGTCCATTGCCACTGCGCATCCCCACCCACGAACGAGCCCAGGAAGACGCCTCGGGCCTTGTAGGCAATCACGTAGTCGCCCAATGGCAGCGCGGCCTGAATCGGCCCTTCGACAGCCACTAATCGGCCAGTGGTAGGGCCACCCTGCGCCGGCGTCCAGTTCGTCTGGTCGTTCTGCGCACAGTTCCACCAGCGGTCAGGCGAAACGCCGAATGTCGCGTCGTTCGTGTTGAAGGCGAGAACAAAGTTGTTGGAAGCGCTGACAACGATCTTTGCCTTCGGTGCGGTTGGCACGTCGGAGAACGCAGCGGCCGTGGACTGCTGCATCGGGTCCACAAGGTTGGATGCGATGGTGGTATCGCCGAACTGGCAGAAGCTCCAGCGGGATTCGGTCGATCCGGTGTAGCTGCCGGCCTTACTACGGTCCGTCCAGGTGGTGCCAGCGAGCTCGTAGAGCTTCGTCTGCGTGCCGGCGAAGACGCGGCGCGTGCCGGCCAGTTTCGTGGCCACCACAGCGCCTCGGCACGCCGCAGCCAGCGCAGCCACCGCGACAGCCACCGGCGACGGCGCCCCCTTGAATCCCGCCTCGAACGGGATGAAGTTCATGCAGTCGGTGAGCACGCCCATCGTGGTGGGGTCGGCGTCCGGCGCGAAACCGATGATCGGGCTCATCGCGCGATCACCCGCAACACCGAACCGCTGTGCTTCGCCGTCTTGTCCTCGGCGTGCAGCGCGTCGATGATGCCCCCGTACAGCCCGGCCCACGAGGCCGCATCGTCCTTCTTCTTGACGAAGAGGCAGGCCTCGGCCAGGGCCGCATAGAGGTACAAATTCGGCTTACTGGTCAGCAACCAGTTAGCGCCCGTCGTCGCCAGCGGGCCCAGCTGCTGGTAGTACCGCGCGTTGAGGGTGTACACATCGGCGGGCGTCGGGCCCAGCACCAACTGATCGCCTTCGATGGTGTAGTAAGCGGGCTCGCCCGTGTTCTGACCGAACCGGTCGGCGATCTGTTCCGAGGTGAGAAGATCGATCGGGCGCCCGTTGTATCGCAGCGCCTCGAACTCCAGCCAGCCGGCCGGCAGCGCCACGGTGCCGCCCGCGACGGTGTTCAGCGTGGTGGTGGTCAGCAGCCGGCGCACGCGCAGATCTGTTGCGATCCGGGCCTCGGCCAGCGCAATGAAATCAGGGATCACAGTGGTGAGGTCCCCGCGGTTCATCCAGTTCGCCACCGCAGCCTGCAGCGTGGTGTAGCTGTTGATCGCCATGGCTCAGATCTGCCCTGGCCAGATGCGGAAGTGCGCGAGCGCTGGATCAGCCAGCATTCGGCGAATGTGGGCTTCGTCGCAGCACCACTCGCGGTACGTGATGCCGTTGTCGAGGCAGTACTGCTCGATCAGGATGTTTGGAATCGATGCCGCCAGCTTCACCTCGCTGGAGCCGTGCATGCCGGCGCGGTGCATCTCCTTCGCGCGTTCTGCCACAGGCGTGCAGTCCTGCGTGCGCTTGATGAAGGCCTCGTCGCCTCGAAAGACGACTGAGGTGTCGATGGTTTGCATAAGAACCTCCGGCGTCTCGCGACGTTGGGAGCGAAATGGGAAAGGGCCCGAAGCGTGAACCTCGGGCCCTTGGTCTACCTACCCTGCGAAGAGCTTACAGCAGGTCGAGGATGCCGCCGTGCGCCGTGGGAGCGCGGTTTTCCAGCGAGTACTCGCACAGGATCATCACCGCGTCCGAGTCGCCGGTCTTCGCGAGCGGCGTCTTCTGCATCGGGCGCAGATAGGCCACGGCCACCTTGTCGTTCTCGATCACGAACGCATCGCGCGGGCGCTGGATGCGGTTCGGGATCGCCTTCAGCGCGCCGAAGTCGGTGACGTAGATGTCGGTAGCGGCCACGACCTTCTTGTCTTCGCTCTCGTCGAACCGGGTGCTGTTGCCCAGGAAGGTGGAGAAGGTCTGCTTCTGCAGCGGGCCGAGCATCAGGGTGTTCGGATTGCCGCCGGAAACGTAGATCTTCTGGGCCACGTCCTTGAGCTGCGTTTCGGTGAACGCGCGCTGTGTGCCATCCGTCTGCGCCACGTTGGTGACGTAGTTGGGGGCCACGTAGCCGGCGCCAGCGTTGACGTTGGCCGCGTCCATCCAGCCCACCATGCCGCGGCTGCGGCGCGGAGCGGTGCCGGCAACGTTGTTCTGCGTCAGGCCGAATTCCATGTCGCGCTTCATTTCGAGCGACTTCAGCGAGACCTGGTAGGCCAGTTCCTTCTTGCGGCCAGCGGTGTTCACCTCCTGCTGCGTGCCAGACACGCGAGCGGTCTTGCGCGCGATCTGGGTGCGGTTGCCCAGGCGCACGGTGGGAATCACCGCGTCGGCCGTGGCGTCGTCGCCTTCGGTCTGCGCGTTGTCTCCCGGCGCAGCCAGGGCTTGGGTTTGCCACTCGTGCAGGGTGTTGTCCGCCGATACGCGCTCGGCCAGGCTGAGCAGCGGGGTTTCGGTGGGCGAGATCCGGTAGATCACATCCGCGAGGTCTTCGCGGTTGCCCACTGCAGAAGTGGACGTGTAGGTATTGGTTGGTGCAGCCATTTCGCCGCCTCCTTAAAGAAGAGATTCGAAGACCGCAGCGCCTGCCTTCACCGAGCCGGTCTTGGCCAGGTTCTGGTACGCCGCGGTGCGCTTGTCGGTCGAGCCCGTGTCGCCGGTGCCGGAGCGCTCCACCTTGGTGGGGGTTTTCGCTACCAGCTTGGCTGCGGCATCCGCCTTGCTCATCAGCTGGTCGTAAAGCATGGCCTTGCGAACATTCATGATGGCGCGGTGGTCCGCCACGTTGTCGATCTCGGCGGCCGTGTACCCGTTGTTGACCAGGTACTCGCGGATTGCCGCCGTTTCAGCCTTGCGCTTGCCCTCGTCCTTCCACTCCGGAATCTTGGCGACGATCTGATCTCGCTGATTCTTGAGGTGTTCGACGAACTGCTCGTGCTGTTCGGCTGCGGCCTGCTGCTGGATCTGGTGCAACTGCTGGTGCGTTTGCTGCAGAGCCGCTTGCCTCTGGTCCAAGAGGTGCTTCTGCCGCATCGCTTCTTGCGGATCGCGTTCGATCAGGGCCGGCCAGTCGATTTCCTGCTGCTGTTGCAGCGCCGCTTCCAGCTGGATCTGGAAGCGGTTGAGGTTCTGCGCGTACTGGTTTCGCTCCGCACGTGCCTGGGCGATTTCCGACTCGGCAGCCTTCCGGGTTTCGGCGGCGGCCATCGTCTTCTTCGTCGCGTCCTGCTGGCGCTGGTAGCCGGCAATGACTTCCTCGCGCGAAACCTGGATCTCCTTGCCGTCGATCTTGACGGTGAACATCTCGGGTTGCGTCTGGTCGCCCTGCGTGGGGTCGCCCTCCTGGTGCTGCTGCTCTTCACCGGCCGTGGCGGTCTGCCCATCAGCATCGGCGGTCGCGGCAGCGCCATCGGCTGCAGGTTCCTTCTTGGGTTCGACGCGGCCGCCGGCGTCACCCGGCTGGTCATCGTCCAGAAGCGAGGAAAACGCCTCTGCTGCCTGATTAACGCTCAGGCCTTCGCTGGGTCCCGCGATGGGGGTGTCCAAACCATCCATGATTTCTCCATGCCGCCTGCGCGGCGCAGCGTCTCGCGACGGATGCTGGCGGGAAAAGGGAAGATCCCTCGGGCAGGCCGCCTCCTGCTCGAAAACTTAGAGCGCGATCTTTTCGCCCGTGCTCAGCTGATACTCGGCGGTGTCGCCCACGGCCACCCGGACATTGCCCAGGGCAGTGGCCACGACATCGCCACGCGGCGCCGGATGCCAGACCGTCGCGATCTGGTGGTCCATGGCGTTGCGGCTGATGATCTCGACCTCGACGTGCTCCCATGGAGGGGCCTCGCGCGCCGGAGCGTTCGCGAGCGCCGCGGCGGCGCCGGTGTCGAACGTCAATCCATCCACGCTTTGGCGTTCTTCTCCATTTCCGCCAGGTGCTTCAGCTCCAGCTGCGCCAGCTTGCCCGTCTCCAGCCTGCTCACCAGGTTGGACCGGACCTTCTCCAGCAGCTTGAGGGACAGCCACAGCGTTTCCCGTCCCTGCGGGTCCTGCATTGGTGCGTTTTGCCATGATTCGACGATCTCCGACTTGAGGGTATGGAACGCCCAGTCGAAAGACTCGTTCTCGAGTACTTCCCGGGCACGGTTGCCGCGGTACACGCGCGCATTCGGCGTGGTCGCAGACTCTTCAGGCGCTGCATCGCGCTCGACGGCGTTGGCGATGCGCGCCGGATCGACTTCGGCGCTGGCAGTCACCCGCCCCTGCAACTGCGCGAGGCGTTTGCCGGCGGCGCGGAGGGTGGCCCAGCGCTCGAACAGACGCGCACGGCCGAACTGCTGGCGGTAGATGCCGAAGGAGTCGCCGCCATCCTCGCGCAGGGTCCACGACGGCATCAGAAAGGCGTGGACAGCTGCTGCTGCCGCATGTAGCCGGCGGCTCATTGGCGCACCTCGGTGGCGATTTCTTTCGTGGCCGCCTGAGTGGCGGGGTCGTTCAGCTTGGCCTTGCTGCTGATGTTGGCCACTTCGATCTTGACTGCAGCGTCCAGCTCGGCCTTCCAGCGGGCGAAGCTGTCCTGCATCTGGCTGCGCATAGCTTCCAGTTCGGCTTCCTGCCGGATGCGCAGAGCATGCTGCTCGGCCTCGGCTCGCTGGCGGTTGATGTCTACCTGCGCCTGCATCTGGGCCTTGGCATGTTCCAGCTGCATCTGCTGCTGAATCTTCATGGCCTCGATCTGTTGATTGCTCTGCAGCTTGGCGCCCTCAACCTGCAGGTGTGCCTGGGCCTTGACCTTCTCGATCTCCATCTGGGCCTGCATCGGATTGGGCTGCGGTGGCGGCGGGTTCTTCTCCGGGTCGTTGAAGAAGCGATCGCCGGACTTGAAGCCCATCGTCTTCGCGATCTCGGTGTCGAGCTCGTAAATCTTCTTCGGCGTCGAGGTGCCGAACTGGAGCCCACTCACCTGCAGCTGGCGCAGGCCCATCAGGTGGCTGACCTGCTGGTCCTTGTTGCCCACACCCAAGCCGACATTGATGTCGGTGTCGAACTGGTTCTTCCATTCGCGCGGGTCCATTTCGACCCACTCGCCGGCGATCTGAATCAGCTCCGACTTCTTCTGGTTCTGGCAGACCAGCTTCAACATCATCTTGAAGAGGTCCACGAAGCCCTCGGCCAAGTTGCGCGCCATCAGATCGGTGCGCATGTCGGCCTTGTTCGTGATGATCTGCACGCCGCCGAAGGTGTCGTTGAGGCCCTTGGCGTCATTGCCCTGGCTGTAGCGGGTCCACCCAGTCGAGTTTTCGAGCGCCTGTTCCTCCTGCTCCATCAGCTGCGCTGCGGCACCGAGGTCGCCGATGCCCTGATCGAGGCGGCCTGCCATGCCAGGTGCGTCCATCACCACCACGCCACCGGGCCGGCTGTCCAGCAGGCTATCGAAATCGACCTTGCCCTTCACCCCGAAGTACCGGCCGTTGACCTGCAGGTACATGTTGTCGAGCTGACCGCGCACGATGCTGGTCTTGGTCTTCTGGCCCTGCATCGCGAGGTCAGCCACCGACAGGCCCCAGAACTTATGGGGCATCGGGACCGGGCACCAGCTGACGAACGGCGCCTCATCGACGATCTCGTTGTCCAGGATCTGGTTTCCGGCCCGCACAATCTTGCGCAGCTCGGAGATGCCGTCGCCGTCGAAGTCCACGCGCAGATACAACTCCTTCACCCAGATGCTGCGCTGCGAAGGGTCGGTGGTGTTGTTGCCCTCGAACTCGTCGCCAGTGTCGTCGAAGCGATCGCGCGCAATGCGCTCCGCGTTGCTGTCGCCCTCGGACTCGTCGGAGCCCATGGCGTCGATCTTGGCCTGGGGGTAGCCCATCGACTTCAGCTCGGACAGCGTGCGCTTCACGCGGTGGCCCACCAGCCGGGCTTCGGCGATGGTCTTCGCGCCGCGCGAGATGATGAATTCCTCGGATGGCACGCCCTCGATGCTCAGTTTCCCGCCCTTGCGGCTGACCTTGCATCCCACGTCGTACAGCATGGCCGGCGGCTGCTGCAGGATCATGTCGATCTGCTGCTGGATCTGCAGCGCGGCGCCGGCCGGCCCGTTCTGAGGCGGTTGCGGCGGGCGCTGCTGCGCACCCATCGGCGCGGCCGGCGGCTGCTGGGCAGGGCCGCCAGGTGCTGCGCCACCCTGCGGCGGCCCGGGAGGCTGCGGCTGTTGCGCCTGCTGCTGGGCAGCCTGCATGGCCTGCGCCAGTTGCTGCTGCAGCTGCTCGACGGCCTGCGCGCGAGCCTTCGCCTCGTCCTCGTCCGGATATTCCTTGTGGTCGATGATCTCGACCTCGGGGTCTTCCAGCAGCTTCGCCAGCTCAACGCTGGTCATGCCCTCGTACTCTTCTCGCCGTTCGTCGTGGCGCTTGTCCCACCAGCACTTCAGAACGCCACGCTTCGACAGCAGGCCATCTTTCGCCCACGAAACCGTGACGGTGTGCCCGTTGCACTTCTTGAAGAACAGGTGGTTCAGGTACTTCGTCGCCGAATCGGCCTTCGGTTCGTCGCCGGGCTTCGTCGGGTCGAACTGAACCACCTTGTCGCCGCCCACGAACTTGGCCACCAGCTGCGGCAGCATCGATTCGATGGTGTTGCGCACGTCTGGCGAAACGACCTTCGAGCGGCCGACGATCTCCGGCGGCGCCAAGTCGCCCTCGGGCTCGGCGTAGTAGTACGCCAGGGCCTTACGGCGCTGCTCGGAGAGCTTCGTGCTGTCTACGCCGAGGGCCTGCGACAGCTCGGAATCGACGAGCGCCTTCAGGTCCGCTTCGGTCATCGGCTTGGATTGGGCGGCTGCGGTCATATCAAGGAGGCGTGAGAGGACGCTTCTTCACGTAGGTGCCCGACTTCTCGGGAATGAACACCTTCGGGGCGAGCTTCTGTGGCCCTGCGCGCCACCCCTTGGGGTAGTACAGAGCCTTGCTGTTCTTGCTGGTGGCCATGGTCAGGCCTCGGCGCCCGAGGCGCAGGCATTCGGAATGTGGTTCATGGCGTTTCCTTCATGCGTTGTTGAGCTTCGGGTACTTGAAAGGCTTCATCTCCACTGGCTCTTCGTAGGCCACGCACATGAGGCCGAAGCCGTCAGCGCCGTGGCTGGCCCAGTCGTGTTCTGGGCCCAGCCCGATGTTTCGCTTCTCGTCTTTTTTCTCGTGATACCAACCGAGCGCAGCGATGCCGGCCTCGGTGGTTTCCTCGTTGAACCACATCGAGGGAAACAGGCGACGCCCGGCCTCGATGCGTGCTGCGGCGGCGCCCTTGCCTTGGTTCGGCACCACCGTGACCGTGTAGCCAGCGGCCTGCAGTGCGCTCTCATAGGACACGTCGAACACCTTGTCCTGCGTGGAGCCGTCGTGCGGCAGCCAGATCTGTGCGCGCTGCGGCGTGTAGCCCCTCGACCGCAGCCAGGCCAGATGCGTGGCGAGCGGCTGTCCCTGCGCCTCGTAGTAGTCCAGGACGCGGATTTCTTTCCCGATGAACTGCGCGGCCCAGAAGACGAAGGAGTCGGCCTTTGCGCCGGTGCCACCGATGTCCGCAAACAGGCGGATGGTCATCAGCGGGTCAGCCGCGACACGGCCAATACGCCGCTGCAGCCTCGCCTCGGTGATCGACTTCGCGTAATAGGCGCCCGTCATCACCGTGACGTACCCACCCTCCCAGATGTGGTCGTATTGGTCGGGCTGCATGCGCAGGCAGTCCAGGCGCTCCTGCTCAAGCTCAGCCGTGAACCACGGGTTGTCGCGCCAGTTCGCCTTGACCACGGCCGCGCCGGTCGGGATCTCGGCACCGCGCAGCATCAGGTCCACGGCGTCGGTGCGCCGGCGGGCGTTCCAGCTGAACCACAGTTCGGACCCGGGCGCGCGAATCGTCGGGCGCAGCAGGTCCAGAGAGTTCTGCGTGGCGGTCTGCGCTTCCTCCCACCAAGCGCGCTTGAAGTTTTCCAGCGACTTCACGCTCTCGGCCGTGTAGTCCTGCATCCCCTTGAAGATCATCAGCCCGTCGCCGGGCGTCTCTATGCAGTCGCGGAACACCTTGAAGCCGTCAGCCTCGGTGATGCCGTTCGCGCGCAGCTTCGCCTCGATCAGCGCTTTCGACGACTGCGCCAGGTCTTTCTGCACCTCGCGGATGCACACCGAGCGCATGCCCTCGCCGCCGGAGTTGCCTGGCTCGGCCATGCAGTCTTCGATCAGCAGCTCACCGAAGAAGTGCGACTTGCCAGAGCCGCGGCCACCCCATGCGCCCTTGTAGCGAGCAGGCGCCAGCAGCGGCACGAATACGCGAGCCGTCTGCAGGTTGAGGGTTTTCACGGCTCGGACGCCGCCGGATCAACGATGGTGCGCTTCACGGCGGTGTACTGCACCGGGCCGCCATCCTTGCCGGTCAGCTCGGTGCGCGAAAGCTTCGGTGCCGCGAACTCGGCCAGACTTGCCAACAGATCGAGCGCTTTTCCCGGGTCTGGCGGGACGCCCTTCTTTGCAACCTTCCCATCAGCGTCAAGGACAGGCTCAATGCCCGCAGCAACGCGCTCAAGCCATAGCGCCACGTTCTCCGCGTTATCGGACAAGAGCTGGGCCACCGTCTCCCGAAACTCTTTCGTAGCCTTGTTGGGCGTTCCAGCAGTCCTGCCGCCGGTCTTTGCGCGCTTCACTGGAACCGCGGCTGTATTTCGTTCTACTTTAGACATCGCAATCCTCCCTCGGGTGCCTCTTGGCTTGTCCGGAGCGAAGCTCATTCAGAACCATCTGGACGGATCATCAAGCGCTAGAAAAATGATGTTTACATCCACGAAGATGATGTTTAAGATGATGTTATTGCGAAAATCATCTACTACGGAGTCTTATGAACGTCATCTCGGGCCCTAACGCCGAATTTGCCCACCGCCTCATCGATGCCCGAACGCAGCGTCGCTGGACCCAGGTCGAATTGGCCAGCAACATCGGAGTGAACAAGCGCACGATCTCTCAATACGAGACCGGGGACATGTTTCCTCGCCCAGATACGATGCAACGACTCGCCGATCAGCTTCACGTCGATGTCACTTATCTGGCGACTGGCAACCACAAGGGCACCCTGAAGTACCTTGCCGATCAGAAAAACTCAGCCGCCCTGGGCTTCATGCAGTGTGAGATGCTGTACATCGAAGACTGGAACACCTTGGGACCGGGTTTCGGGTTCGGCCCGAAATACGCCGCCGCCCCTCAGTCTCCTTCCCAGTCGTCGAACATGGCTGCGTTTACGCCCGTTCTGAAATCGACCACTGAAATGCGCCGAGCTGCTCGCTACCCTGGAAGCTATCCGGGGAGCGAGGAATATCCGCCCAACTGCATCGTGATCATCGATACCGCCGTTTGGATGGCCGAGGAGATCCCGAATGGCTCGGATGTGGTCTTCAAGGTGCGCGGGATCGCGGGGAGTCCTGGTCTGCGCCGTGTTTCACGTGAGCCCGGTATCAATGGTCAAACGCTGGTTGCAATCGGTGCAGGCTCGCATGCGGCACCACTTCCGTTCACCGACGAGACGGTTGAAATCATCGGCGTGGTCGTGTCGCAGGTCATCTCACGCGCGATTCCGAAGCCTGGGATCGGCAGTTAATAGTCTGAGGCAGTCCGCCCTGAAGGGTGGATCTGCGCTTGTTGCGCCCCATTCGTCCGATGCCCGCGCATCCCCAAATCTGGGGATGGGAGTTCAGGCGGGCGACAACTATCTTTGGTCAACCGGCGCGCTTTCACTCCAAAGGGACGCGAGCCGCAACGCGCCCCAGCAGTTCGCAAGAGCTGCGAATGCTTTCAAGTTTCTTCTTCGCATCCTCGTCGTCAATCGCGAAGAAGTTGAGGGCCCACCGAGAACCACGGTGGGTGTATTCGGCTGCGTACTCCGTCTGGGCCCTCCAGCCGTCAATGTGCGCGTGTTCATGCATGGAAGGAGGCTCCTGTGTACTTCGAAATCTATCCATCTGGCTTCTACTGGCGGTGGCGCCTCAAAGGGGCCAACCACGAGATCATTGCGTCTGGCGAGGCATACACCAACAAGGACG